CCCTAAATTCTCCGTAGGTACAAGTGGAGACGATGTTAGAAAACGCATGCTTAAAGATGCTAAAAAACACAAAAAGCATAATCATCCTACATTTGACGCTGGAGAAATGATGGCAGGTCAAGGTGGCGCTGGTGGCGCATTTAAAGAAGCATGGAAGTATGTTACTGATAAAACTAAAAATATTGGTAAAGGTACTAAAAAAACAGCTAAGTCATTGTCAGATGGTGCTAAGAAAATGATAAATACTTCTAAAGATGCTTTAGGTGCTGCAGGAACTTGGGCTAAAGAGAAAGCAGGAGACTTACTCGATTTCGTTGGTAAACCTGGGAAACTTTTAGATAAAGTTCTTAAAGAATTTGGTGTTGACTTTAGCATGGTCAACGGTGAAATCCCTAAAATGCTTTGGGATGCAATGTGGAAACGTCTAAAAGAAGGTGTGAAATCATTATTTAGTGGTTGGCTAGATGACGCATCAGAAGGAGATGGTGATGGTAGATATATTAAATATCTTAATAACATCACTACTCGATATAGTCCTAATGGTCCACCGCCTGGCTATCCGTTTAACTGGGCGCATCCAGGCATTGACTTACCTTATATTTACGAAAAAGTACAAACACCTTTAGAAGGTAAAGTTGAAACAAGAAACACAGCATCTGGTTTTGGTCATCACATCATTGTAAGAGCGAAACCTTATGATGCTTACTTCGGACACCTTAGTAAGTGGCTTGTTAAAAACGGACAACACGTTAAACCAGGTGACACTATTGGTATTTCCGGTAATACAGGTTCAAGTAGTGGCCCTCACTTACACTATGAAATGAATAAACACGGTTTTGGCTCAATGACAGGACATTCTATCGATCCAGTTAAATGGTTGAAGTCACATAATGGTAGTAAAGGTGGAGGCTCAAAAGCTGCAAACAAATGGAAACCTGAAATCAAACAAGCGTTAAAAGCAAATGGCCTTCCAACAACAGCAGCATATGTAAATGCTTGGATAAGACAAATACAAACGGAAAGTGGCGGTAATGCTGGCGCTGTTCAAGGAAACATTGGAGATATAAACAATAGAACAGGAAATCTAGCAAGAGGTTTATTACAAGTTATCCCACCAACGTTTGCTGCAAATAAATTACCAGGTCATGGCAATATTATGAATGGTTTAG